ATTCCATCTTTCAAGTGCGCGGCATCAACGGCAAATTTCGCGCTCCCACAAACATAAAAACCTACTAATGAAAACCAACCCTTGGTCTGAGATGGACAAACTAATGGCGGAGGACACTGTATCCCGTAAGGACGGGTGGTGGTCCATGCAAGATTTCATGGACAACTACAAATGCCCTAGAACCACAGCCCGCTCACGAATTGAGTCTTGGCTTGCCCTAGGTGCGCTTGAGAAGAAAGCTGGAGTGTTGATGGACGGAAAACGCGGCTCCTACTATCGTTACGCCAAAAAATAATGCACCACACGCTCAACGCCTCAGTTCCCCAACACCTCTATGGACTGGTTGACCAGAACATCCTACGGGGTTCCATTGAGGAATCCGCCTGCTTTGACCGCTGCGTCATCTTTGGTGTTACTTCCCTCCCATCCCGCGCCCTCCACTTCTCCATAATGACAGAAGTGGGTAGCCAATGGGCCAGAATACCCCTACACAAACTGCGGCATACAGAACCAGAGGAGAACGGCCCTAGACATCAACTGCCCCAACTCCAAAGCTGGGACTGCCACGGATGGGACTTCAGCGTTACAGCCTACGAATACCTACGGGAAATGGGCTGCTCCTACCGCACAAGGGACGGGCTCATGGTCCCGGCCTCCTATTGGTTCACCCTAGACCACACGGACAACGGCTACTCCCAATATCCCCCAGAGCATAAATGCTATCATCTGCTCCTATTGGAAGACGGCTCAGGCCAAATTGCCGCCCAACCCAACAACCGTATCCTTTGGAATGATGACTCCTTCGTCCATCCCAACCCAGCCACTCTTATGGAGTATGCTGTAATGCCAGACGAAACATGGCACGCTGAACTTGGCCGCAACGCCGACCTCAATACTTTTTGTAATGGTGTTAAAGAATAACATTTCAGGGCTACCCACCTGACGAGGTGGGGGCAATCCTGAGGATGGGAGTTTGAGCCTCCCTTACAAAATCTATGAACAACGGCCTGTCCCCCAACGACCCCCTCTATTGGTTTAAGAACCTACCCAAAGAGGTAAGCGTCTTAGTTCAATTGGAGGATGATAGGCTTTTGGAGCTACCCAAACACTACAAGTTCAGGATGATGGGTGTGAACGAAGAAATGATCTCCCATTGTGAGGTAGTGGGAGGAGCCAATTGCGGCCTCCGCTTCTACCTAAGCGGGAATGGGATTAACGCGATGGAGCCGGTAGAGTAGCTATTACTGCTGCTGAACAGGTTGATTGGGATTCTTCTTCAGAAACATATTCTTCTCTCCCGGTGGAAGAAGATTGGAAGTTTGACGGCCAGTAGCCATACCACCTATTTGAAGCAACATTGCACCAAGGTCTTGCGGGACATTGACGTTGTATTTAGGCGTAGCCATTAACTTCTGATAGAGATTGGATGTGAGAACACCCCTTGCTGCACTTGGCGCAAATAGTGTTGACGCCGCCAAGCTAGCAACCGTAGCTGGATTGCGGGTAAGACCATAACCAACTACCGGAACTGCGGCCATAGCCAATGGCCTTACAATGGCCGATGCAGACCTTTCAATTGCTTCATCTGAAGCCCTTGGGAATGCTTCCGCAAAATCGGCAATGATTTTTAATTCATCCGGAGGGATGTTCTTTCCATACGAGCGTCGTTTAGCAATAATGTCTGCCGCAACCGTGCCAGCACCGGTGTTGTAAGCATCCTCAATAAGATGAGTTTTGGCAATAAGAACCTTAGACTTTTGTAGTCGATCAATCAAATCTTCCTTGCCAGCTTTTTTTGCTTCGCTGTCAATAACAGACCAATAGCCATCAGCTTTCGCCTGATACTTCTTGAATTGTTTTAGATCAGCAGCCTGACCGTTACGTTCATACGCAATGCTAAATATGCGAGCTTCATCCCTTGCGATCTTATAGCTATCAAGAGCCTTAGAAGCCTTGCCAGATACAGAAGCGGCTTCTGCATAAACTTCACCGGCCCGCTTACGAACACTCTCCAACGCTGCAACATCGAGAGTTTCAGTCAAAGGAATACCAACGGCTCGTTTAGCTAATGATTTAGTAACAAAGTCGTTGCGTTCAACAATATCTGACATTGTGGCCGACTTTCCAGCAATAAACTCAAGAGCATCGGTAACAACACCAGACTTACCTAAACTTGAGGGAAGAATGATGTATCCCTCCTTGCGAGCTTCTTCAAGGGTTTTATCCCTCACGGCTTTGTCGGCTTTGTCAATTAGCTGCCTTTGAACTTTCTTGCCCATATCAGTTAACGCCGCGCCACCAATACCAGCAGATGTGCCTAGAAACGTCACCACGGCCTGTGGAGCAGTCATCTTTGAGATGTCACCACGTTCACCGAGACTCTCAATTGCCATGCCCGCGAGTTGAGCGGAGCTTTGTTTGGCCACCTCTTTAGCGATGGTTGTAGCACTTGCTTTAAACAAAGAACCACCGGGAATCATTGAAGATGCACCAGAGCCAAGCATTTCTGGAACAGAAAACTTGGGGCGATCACCGGCTTTGATTTGTCGCATCTGAGCTGCGGCATTGCCACCAGCCCCGCCAATAAAACCACCAACTCCCACCCCAACTGGACCACCAATAGCACCTATCATTTGTCCAGCAGTAGCTCCGCCTGCTTCCAATCCAATGTCAGCCGCCATACCGGGGGCTTTAGACATCAATGATTTTCCAGCAGGAGCAGCGGGAGCAGCAGAAACAGCAGGGGTTGATGTTACTTGGGCTTGCAATCTAGCCCTAGCATCAGCAATAGCTTTTTCTTGTTCTGGTGTATATTTCATGATTAATTAGTTTTTTGGAATGCCTTTCTTTCCTCTGGGGTCATAGCATTCCAAATATCCAAATCCATACCCAACGGAACCGTATTTAAGTTGTATTCAGTAAACGGAGCAATACGATTTCTTTGCTTTATCCCCCAAGAACCATAGCGTCCTGCAACATGGCTATTGTAGATATTCAGGTTTTCTTGATATTGATTCATTTTGCCTTCAATAACTTCGGCAACAATATCTCTTAACAAAGCTGGGTTGGTTGAAACGCTTGTTACATCGCCACCAATACGATCAAGAATGCGTTGAGCGTCAATTTCAGTTAGAACGCCGGGACCAAGAATAGTAGTTCTAAGAGCACCAAGCAAGCCCTGTTGTCTGGCTTGACTTAATCCACCAGCTCTTTCTTGCTCCGTAAGAGGACCAGCATCAAAAATTGTCTTAATCTTTGCGGAAGCAGCATTAACAAGTTTATCTATGCCCTTAGGAAGACTGCCTACACCTTCAACAAAACGGTTGATTTCTTTTACGGCATTTTCTTGGTCAACTAAATCTTGACCCAACTTTTTGAATGCTGGACCATCTAAAAAGATATTAGCATCAGATGTAGTCATCGGCATATAAGCCTCACTGTCTATCGGATTAAATTTTCCGGCTACATCAACGACTCCAATTTGACCAGTGTTGGTGCTTCTAACAGCTTGAACAGCACCACCTTGATTATCTCTACGAACGTATGTTCCAGCAGAAGGAAAACGTTCTATAACATTTCTTCCGTTATTAGCCATCAACGTGGCATACCTTTGCTGAAAAAGCTCAGGCTTAGTAATTCCCGATTTAATTTCCGCATCAACAGTAGCAATTACATTACGATGCAATGCTGTATCCAATTGCTGTTGTTGAGCAAATGGCATTGCTTTTGTCAGGGTAGCAACTTCGTCTGGAGTTGCTCCAGCTCTAAGCAAATCAGAGGTAAACGCAACTTGATCCATTGGCTTTGCCTCAAGTCCCGGCCTTGCAATCATTGATGGTGGGGCGGGTTTAGTATATTTCTGATACACATCACTTAACCTTGTATTACGCTGCTGATTTGCGGCATCCGTCAACGCTTGCTGTTGGATAAAGCTCTCAATTGCCCGTGGTTTTTGCAGCAGTTTTTCCGTCTGAGAAACAAACCCCTCTAGTTTACCAATGGAAATTTTAGGGATGTCTTCAAGTGAAAATCCTTCAAGTGCTTCTGGACGAATAGGAGCCTTGCCACCGTAAGCCGAGGGATTGGCCCTGAAGTTGTTCATCGACTGAATTGCTTCACCGATGTTGCTTCTTGCCTGCGTCTCAAGAAAATCGCGCTTCTGCTTGTTCTGTTGATATTGCTGGATGCCACTACCGATTTGTTGGCCAAGATTGGCGAACATTTGGCCGTATGCTTGGCCGCCTGCTTGGATGCTTTGTGCAGCAGATTGCGCCCCCTGTGTGATGGGGGAGTAGTCAATGCGACCTAGGGCGGGATTTACGGAGCTTCCAATCATTGTGTTTAAGAAAGTTTAGGTGGATGAGAAGGCGGCAAGTTCTTCAATCATGCTGTTAACAGCTACGCCAGACATACGATAGCCTATGTCTTCCGTCAACAAGTCATAGGAACGGCTGACGCCGCCATAGACAGCGATGGCTTCAATGACTTCGCCGCCCTTAAAGCTATTCCCCACATTGTAGTCCATCGAGCGTTCGCCTTCAATGCGGTGCATATCGCATACAGAGAAGTCCTTGCCATTATCGAGATAGAAACGATGGAAGCGTTCGGCTTCTGGGTTCTCGGCATACTCATGTTTAATGAGCACTTTAACGGGTTCACCGGAGAAGCCAATGACGCTATCACCAGAACGGATGTCTTCAATGGCCACTTGGCCTTCCGGTGTATCAATAAGTTCGCCTTCTGGGATACAGAGGAATGTGGCTTTAGCACCAAGAACTTTACCAGCCAATGCGCCTCCAACAATGCTTCCAATCCCGCCGACAATGCCGGAGGTTTTTGTAGCAGAGGCACCAGCCTTAGCAGCCGCCAATTGAGCAGCAGCGGACTGCTGGGCAATGTCTCTATTGGTGATGTTAGCCTGATTGGCCAACGCCAAGTTAATACCCGTGTCTGGATTGTAGGTTGTTGGAGTATTAAACATCTTGGCCAAGTCCAGAACATAGTTCTGTTGTTGACCAGCTGTTTGAGCAGCATTGCTTGTCTGGCCAAGCAGCGCACTCATTGGGTCATACGCTGCATTGCGATAGCCCTGAGCCAAAGTAGCGGCATAGTCACGATCAGATAGGGCTCTATTAGCACCGGCTTGCCCCAGAACCCCAAGGTTGGTGATGTTCTTCTGCGCTTGATCGGCTGAGAATGTTCTATTCTGAGCATTAACATCCATTTGCGCCAGCTGATTAGCTAGAGAAAATTGATTGGCCGCACCTTGGTTGGCCACAGCATACTTAGCTATAAGCTCAGCATTGGTAAGCTGAGTTTGATTTGCGGCGTCTGCACCAAAGATTCTAGCTGCATTGGTTGCGGCTTGATTGGCGGTGTTTGCTTGATTTCTTGCATTAGCCCCAAACTGATTGGCCGTGTTCATGGCCAGCTGGTTAGCTAAGAATGCCTGATTTGCAGCATCAGCACCAAATTGACCGGCATTAGAACCCAACAGCGCATTCTGTAATGCCGCTTGATTTCTAGCGTTTGCAGAAAATTGATTGGCCGTATTGGTGGCCAATTGATTGGCCAAGGACACTTGATTAGCTGCATCTGCGCCAAATTGTCCTGCATTAGTCCCTAGGAGTGCATTCTGCAATGCTGCTTGGTTAGCCGCATTAACAGAAAATTGATTGGCTGTGTTGGTTGCGGCTTGATTAAGTGCGTTAGCTTGATTGCTGGCGTCAGCCCCGAATTGATTGGATGTATTTCTAGCAAGCTGGTTAGCCAGAGCTACCTGATTGGCTGCATTAGCGGCAAACTGAGACGCTTGGTTGGCTGCGTTTGCACCGAACTGGCTGGCATCAGCCCTAAGACCAGTATTAAATTGGCTTGCAGTGTTCGTTGCTCCAACATTAGCCAGCGCTACATTTTGATTGGCCTGCTGATTGGCGAGAGCAGCTTGAAGTGCAGCCTGTTGGTTGGATTGTTGCAGACCTATTTCCTGACCGTATAGACCCGTTCCAAAATTGCGGTTGGTGGTTAGGTCTTGAGTGTAAGCCTGATTGAGAGCGACAGCCTGAGCCAAGTCTTCAGCCTGACGTTGACGCATTGCCCCAGAACGAGCCATAGCCTCAGCAGCAATGGCTGGATTGCTCATCTCAATACCACGAGCAGCATAGGCTTCGCGGGTGCCTTGCTGAACATTTCTCAGTTCTTCAGGGGAAAGCTGACCTGTGCTAGCGGCAAATTGTGCCGCACGACCACCAAGCAATTGAGCAGCTGAACTCGGTCCAGCTTGCAAAGCCTGAGCGTAAAGTGATTCACCGAGTTTGCCGCGAGCTAAACGCTCAGCCTCCGTCTGCATACCGGTTGCAGCTTGAGCAGCATTATAGCTATCTGGCGTATACCCTTGGGTGTTGTAACCCTGAGAACCAGCTGTTTCAGCAGTATATCCCTGCGCTGTGGTTTGGGCGGCATTGTATCCTTGGGAATTTGCGCGTTCAGCGGTATATCCCTGAGACTTGGCTAATGCCGCATTGTAGTTCTCCGCTGCCGCACGCTCAGCTTGATAGCCACCAGATTGGGCTAATGCTGCGTTGTAGCTTTCGGCCGCAGTTTGAGCGGCATTATAGCCACCAAGACCCACTTGTGGAGCATTACCAAGCAAAGCTGCTTGGGCTGGGGTAAACGACAGGTCTCCAAATTGTCTGGCGTTTTCAATCGCGCTACGCATACCAGCGTAGGGGTCAGCACCGGGAGCAGAGAGGGCTTCGGCTCGTTTTAAACTAGCAAGAACCTCTGGATTTAGCTGATTGTAAGTAGCCGCAAGTTGAGGGGCTAGAGCGTTGATGTCTGCCGTTGCAGCGGTTCTAACGGCTGTATTTGCCGCCGTTTCTACTCCACTTGCAGCACCACCTAATGCCTTAAATAAATCAATTGAACCTCCTTCTTTAACTGTAAAATTAGCCGTAAGTCCTTCGGCATCAGCAGCAGCCTTAGCGTATTGCTCAAGACTTCCATATATCTGAGCATAGCCGGGGTCATTGTTAAAATTGTTAAGGATGTCGGGCCGAGCGGCAAGAAACGCCTTTGCATCAAACTGAGCAACGCCTTGCGAATATTGACCAATATCTTTAAGTCCAAGACCACCAAGTGCGGGACGTGCAGCAGCCTCAGCACCCAATAAAGCTTTAAGCGTATCTGGGTTAGATATGCTCGCAAGATAGTCGCGGGTAGCTTGTGCGGGGTCAAAACCAAATGAGTTGCCTGAACCGCCAAATGTTAAAGCTGGGCGTGCTCCAACGTCTGGTATATACTCTCCTGTCTCTGGGTTGTAAGGCATAAAATTAGAGGGAAGAAACTGCGTAAACGCTACCTGCGGTAGAGCCGTAGGAATAAAGGGAAACAACCATTGCTTGCCCCGATGTTAGGGAAGCGGGGAAACTACCACCAGCAGAGGTCCAAGCTGGCCAAGTAGTGTTAATGCTTCCACCCGTATTGTTCTTTAGGGCAACAATGTTTACTTGGCCGCTATCAATGCCGGAAAGCGCAAACGTGCTATTACCGCTCAGTTCGATTCTGGCGTTACTTGCAGCCGCTAGATTGAGGGTGATGGTTCCGCTTGTGGCATAGCCAAATTCAGGAACCAAATCAAGCAGCGTAATGTTGGCGATGCTGGCAATGACATTACCCGTAATTGGACCTGTAAAGTTTCCGGCAATAGCACCCGTTCCAGTGATGGTTGGCGAGGTTAACGTCTTGTTTGTTAAGGTCTGACTTGCCGTCAGTTGAACAATGTCAGAATTGGTAATACTCGCAATTTTTGTAGCCGTAGCAGCATTGCCCGTTGTGCTACCGCTAGACCCCGTAATAGAGCCCGAAATAGGGTTGGTGACGGTAAGGCTACCAAGTGTGCCAACGCTTGTCAGGCTTGAAGCTGTTACGCCTGAAGCCAACGTCGAACCGCTTAGTGTTCCAGCTGGAGCAACAACAGCCGCAGTGGTGATAGAAGTCGTAAGTCCCTTTGCGTTAATTGTAACAACGGGAATTGCGGTGGAGCCTCCTGTTGTTCCAGCCGTTGCTACGGTTGCCAAGGTGCCCGCCGCCGTTACGTTACCTGTGCCATCAAAACTAGGCGAGGTGTAGGCGAGATCACCAGTAATTGAGATGGTTCGCGCTGTTGCAAAAGCTGTTGCCGTTGAAGAGTTACCCGTTACATTACCTGTAACATTACCCGTTACAGCTCCCGTAAGGGGACCAGAAAATGCTGTGGCTGAGAGCGTGCCACCGCTTGTCCAGCTAGGGCCACCCGTGCTTATTTTGGCTGGGGTAATACCACCGTCCTTAACAATGATGGCTCCACTGGAAAGCTGAGTGGTCGTGCCATCCACCGCGCCAGATGCAAACGTAGCTGCATCCACCAAGTTATTTAGGTTGGTTGCACTAACTTGCGTGTCGGCAACAATCGTTGCTCCTTTGGATAGAATTGCCATGTTATGAGGCTTGTGTTAACGCTCTGAAGGTGGGTGATGCTGTGAGCTTTACTAAGCGCAACTTGGGTCGTCCAGCAGTCGGAGTATATCTAAGTTGCATTCCGTAAGCCCGAATGTTGCCGATTCTACCACGCAGGGATGCGTCTTCACCAACGGCAAGCACTTCACCAAGGATGCCTGATACGGTGCCAAGCTCAAATTCACTATCCAAATTTTCGGACACACCTTCAATTAGGGCATCAGAGTTGTTGGTTTCACTAGATTCCGTATGGATTTCAAAGCTATTGAATTTCTTGCGCTCTGGGCTTTGGAATGTAAACTCACGGGTTAACGCTTCGGATTCAACGTGGAAGAACTTGGAGGGAAGGCCGGGGAACGTATAGATGTTATCTACGTCATCAACGCGGGACTCCACCTCATTGATGCCGCCAAATCGGTTAATGGCAAAGAGTCTATTAACGCCACCAGCACTAGAGGTAATGAAGTTGGCTACGTCCCACCCTTCCTGTTCAATCAAATCAATGCTTTCCCAGCCTTGGTTGAGCAAGTTGTAAACCAATATGGCGTTGTTGTAGATGGATGCGTTTAACGGGATGGCAATGTAGTAGCGATTATTGTGATAGATAGCTACCGACTTGTCGGCATACTCCTTGTTAATTTGGCGAATGATGGGGTCAATTGGGTCAGACAAGGGTAGTCCTGCTCCGCGAAGATTATAGAGGTCGCCGAAGGCTGTTGCGTAAACACCGTTGTCTGAAAGGAAGAAGATTTGATTGGCAATGGTTACAACGGAACGACGGGCCACAAGCCCAGCTTCGCGTGTAATTTCTTTGAGTGTAATGTCCGTCAGGCTACCCGATAGCCCGCTAAGAAGATGAATGCTATTGCGATTGAGAACCACAGCATTGTCGTCGGTGAACGGGTGGACATACTGCAAATAGTCAGCAATGCCAGCCGTAACCTTGAACTGATTCTGAATTTGGTCATAGGTGTCTGAATCAAAAATGTCGGAGAATATCAACTCATCCCTTACGTTGCGGCTAGTGATAACTTCACTGCCAGATGTTCCCGTAGAGGTGTAGTAGTAGGGTGCAATGATGCGACGTTGGTGATAGACTCCCCACGGAGGAGCTGGCATATGAACAAATCCAATCCCCTGTGACTGAGCCACCGAATAAATAACTTTGTGGCTTGAGTGATCTGCAACTTGGGCAAAGAAAGTGAACGTATTGGCGTTAGGAACAGACGCAATAGTGTAACCAGTCCCGTTTTCTACTAGTGGAGTTGTGCCATTATCCACCACAAAAATCTGTCTGCCAACGGAAAGACCGTGGGCCGTTTCAGTTACAGTGACTACGCCATCCGTTATCACCGTATTGTTGTTGCTATCATAATACGTTGTGTTGGCATAGGTGCCGTTTGCCACCTTAACGAAGGCCGGACTACCTGTAACAACACCATTCCAAGATAGGGCTGTAAGTCCATCTCTGAAGATGAACACCTTGTTGAACGCCTGAATCATCTCAACGTCATCCGTTATGGTGATGCCGGATGGATAGGCTATGTTAGTTGTAGCTGCTGTCGCGCAATTAACCGCAATGGCCCTAGAATTAAGGGCAAGGATAAAGTATTCGTCGTTATCATCCGAGGGGTCGGAGAACAAGCAAGAGCCGTAGGCATTGTTGATGTTGCTGCTCAGAAGAGGAGCCCCGGCAAAGTTACTGCCACCAATTGAATAGGTTTCGCTGCCCGTAGCACCCGTAATGGTGAATGTAAATGTGGTTGAACCCGTTACAGTGATTGTGCGATTGCCATTGGGGTCAACAGTTCCAGTAAGCCCAGCGATACCCACTTGCGTGCCTGTAATAAATCCATGTGCAACGGAGGTGGTAATTGTAACCGTCGTTGTGCTGCGAGTTGCGCTAGAAATAGTGCGGTTGGTCCAGACGTAGAACGGAACAATCAACGCTTCGCCGCTATTACCAAGCTGAGGCCCAAAAGCATTAGACCCTTTTCGGGGTTGCCAAGCACCGTCAATGTCCATGCGTCCATTGATGGACACAGCCAGCTCGCCAGACTTTAATTGATCGGGGCGCAACCGGGCATTGATTCGTGAGAATCCAATGTCCACCTCATCATTGAACTGACTGTCTTTTTCGCCAAAAGTGTTATAACGAGCCATTGGCCTATCATACCCTACTGTGCCTTAGCACAATTAGGAACAGGACTTACGTTTGCCGTAGGCCGCTTTGCCAAAACCCTCGTAGTCCTTCTTCTTGTTCTCTTTCTTTTCGTGCTTAATCATCTGCTTGCGTGACTTGTAGTTTTCGTTTTTCATAAAAAGATATTAGCACGACCATGCTTTTCGGCTCCAGTAATTAGCCGAGAGCTTGTTGGAGGTG